GTTTTATAGAATTACTACTATACGAAATAGAAGGACTTGTAATAGCGTTCAATAAATACGAATGCCAGTCAATATTAATACCTGTTCTATAATTTTGAAAAAACCAACCATCAATAGGCGTTGAACCGAAAGCAACAGGATTAAAAGCAGTAGGAGGTTGTGAAGTATTATATACGGCATATGATGCTGGAACAAAAATAGGAGTATTTGAAACGAGTTGATTAGACCAAGAAATACCAGATCCAGTAGAAACAAGATATTGACCGTCGTTTCCAGTACTGGCGTTCATATCAGTTATTACAGTAGGAATAATATTAGGAGTTATTATTCCACCATTACTTAAATAAGTTGAAGCACCTACATGTAAAGAATAGCCAGTAACATTGTGAGTAGTGTAAATAGCACCTGATAAATCAAAAACATTCAAAGATGAATCAGCCATTAAAATACCACCGATTTGATTTGTAGCAATTTGTATAGGAAGTGTAGCACCAGTAGCACCTGTAGCACCAGTAGCCCCAGTCGGTCCAGTAGCACCAGTAGCACCATCAGCCCCAGTCGGTCCAGTCGCACCTGTAGCACCTGTAGCACCAGTAGCACCATCAGCCCCAGTCGGTCCAGTCGCTCCTGTAGCACCACCAGCACCAGTAGCCCAACTCATAGCCCCAACCCCATCACTTGTTAAAACTTGTCCTAATGTTCCATAATAGTTATTGAATCCTATCCCTTTTCCATAAAAGATTTGATTCTGTGTTGTATAATCAGCTATAGTAATCCCATTATCTAACAAATTAGATTCAAATAATGGAGTTGATATTCTCAATCCACCATTATCTGGAGAAGTTAAATTTGATGAGCTACCTGTTGATGTATATGTAAAACCATTATTATTCATAGTTAAAATATCACCAGCATTATCAGCAACGCTAACACCTACTAAACCAGCACTAGCAATATCTTTTAATATTATTCCAGTAGTAGAATTATTTGATACATCTAATACCTGTTGTAATGAAGGAGTAGAACTACTTCCACCAGTAGCCCATACTATATTTCCTGAAGCATCACTACTTAAGATTTGCCCTAATGTGCCGTAATTTGATGATGCGTCTTTGATTTTATCTACTTTCAAATAATCTTTTGTCATTATTGTTCCAATATTATCATTCTCTGGAAAAGTATTAAGTTTAATACCTGAATCAGTGTAATAAGCACCCAATCCTGTAGCGTTTCTTCTCAAAACCAATCCAGCATCTGCACCATTATTTGCTATTGATGATAATTCAACAATATTATCATTTTGGTAATTCATGAATAAAGTATTAGCAGTATAAGTGCTAATAGATTCATTTGAACCGCTTGACATACGAATTTGATCGTATCCTATTTTACTAGAAAATTGTCCTATTGTTCCAAAATCTAAAAAATAAGGATTAAGAGTTGTATCTGTTCCATATTGGTCGTGTAAATTTATAGATGAAAAAGCATTCAAACCAACACCACCAGTACCAAAATTTGTAATATCAAAAACACCTGATAAATCATAGATATTACCACTTAAATCAGCACACAATAAAGAAGTGTAAGGAGTTAAAGGTGGTGTTAATGAATATGGTAAAATAGTTATTTCACCGCCTGCACCAGTAGCACCAGTAGCACCATCAGCACCTGTAGCACCAGTAGCACCATCAGCACCAGTAGCACCATCAGCACCAGTAGCACCTGTAGCACCATCAGCCCCAGTCGGTCCAGTAGCACCAGTCGGTCCAGTAGCACCAGTAGCACCATCAGCCCCAGTCGGTCCAGTAGCACCAGTCGGTCCAGTAGCACCAGTAGCACCAGTAGCACCATCAGCCCCAGTAGCACCATCAGCCCCAGTCGGTCCAGTAGCACCAGTAGCACCATCAGCCCCAGTCGGTCCAGTAGCACCAGTAGCACCATCAGCCCCAGTCGGTCCAGTAGCACCAGTAGCACCAGTAGCACCTGTAGCACCAGTAGCACCAGTAGCACCAGTAGCACCTGTAGCACCATCAGCCCCAGTCGGTCCAGTAGCACCAGTTTCTCCAGTAGCACCAGTAGCACCAGTAGCACCAGTAGCACCAGTAGCCCCTGTCATTCCTGTCGGACCAAAATTTCCACTTTCCCAAAGAACATGTCCGTTTGCATCACTAGTTAACACTTGTTGGGCTGTTCCTCTCATACCATCAGAATCAACAATAACATCTAAAGTAATCGGTTCAATAAAAGTATTTAAACCGCTAAAAATATTATTTCCTGTTAAAGATGCTGTTTCATTTAAAGATATATCTATATTAAGAATTTGCTGTTGAAGTGTTTTTATTCTAGCATTCAGACTATAATTAGAATATGACATTATATATATACACTTTTATAAATATTTTAAATAATTATCATTTATAAAAAAGAATAGTTGAGAGAAAAAGTATTTAGATTAAATTATTAAAAATAAAATATAATCTAAATATATAAAAGAATGAGTTTAGCAAATCTAGAATCAAAAAACTTAAGTCCGTCTTCTCTCAAATTATATTTGAGTAATCTGAAAAGGCTAAATGAAGGTCAAGATATAAAAAGTTTTACCTTCTTAAAGAATGTTGATGCAATAATGGAAAAAATAGCACATTATAAACCAAATACTCAACGAACATATATTATTTCTATTGTCTCTCTTTTAAAACAAGAGCCAAAACAAAAGGCATTATATGATAAATATTATACTATTTTGATGAAATTTAATAGTGATCTAAAAACAAATACAGATAAATCAGAAACTCAAAAAGAAAACTGGTTGAGCCAAGAAGAGGTGAAACAGGTATTTGAAACGAAAGAAAAAGAGATGAATGAAAAGTTAGGAAAGTTAAAGAAATTAACAGAACCAATTTATAATGAACTATTATCTTTTGTAATTTTAAGTTTATATGTGCTTCAGCCGCCAAGACGGAATCTGGATTATCTTTACATGTTAATTGTACCATCATATTCTGAAGATTTTGATAAAAAGTTTAACTATCTCTCATTATCTGATTCTACCTTTTACTTTAACAACTACAAAACTGCCAAGACTTACAAATGTCAAGCTATAAAGATAAGCCCAGAATTGTTAGTTATTATTAAAAAATATATTGATTTCCATCCATTGAAGAAATTAATGAAAAAGAGTTTCCAATTGCCATTCTTGGTAAGCTATCAAGGTATACCTTTTGATAATGGAAATATTATTACGAGAAGTCTAAATAAAACATTTGGAAAAAAGATAGGAGTTAGTATGTTACGAAATATATATCTAACTTCTAAATTTAGTCCGCAAGTTTTAGAGATGAACCAAGATGTTTCTGATATGGGTACTAGTAGTAATACAGCAATGAATAATTATATAAAGTTAGATGAGAATTCTGAAAATACTATTATCGGCTAGGTTAAGCAAAACAGCTTAAAGCCATCGTCTTATAATATCTTAAGAGATGCCAAGACTAGCAACCAATTACCAAAATATTATTATATATAAACTAGTATGTTGTGATTTAAGTATTACAGATGTGTATGTGGGTTCAACTACCCAATTTTCTAAACGAAAAAATGCACACAAAACTAACTGTAATAATGAGACATCAAAAGGTTATAATCTTAAATTGTATTCTTTTATACGAGAGAATGGAGGATGGTTAAATTTCAATATGGTTGAGATTGAAAAGTTCCCCTGCCAAGATGGTAATGAAGCACATTCAAGAGAACGATATTGGATTGAGTTATTAAAAAGTAATTTAAATATGAGAGCTCCTATTATTACAACCGATGAAAGAATAAAAAATAAAAAAAAATATGATGAAATTAATAAAAAAAAAAANTATTATCAAAAAAATAAAGAAAAAAAAACAGAATACAATAAACAATATAATGAAGTTAATAAAGAGCAAATATCATTTTATAAAAAACAATATTATCAAAATAAAAAAATTCAACTGATCCAATCGCAAACTAATATATCTGGTGGTTTACCAGTTGATTCTGTTTCTCTTTTAATCAAATCATTATAATCTTTTATAGAATATCCCATACGGTTTGCCAGTATAAAAGACAATATATGACGACCACATGTATCTACATCTATTCCATTAGATGGATCACCCTTACTTTGCAGTTTTTCAGTATTTTGCTCTAATCTCATACCCTTCCCACGAGTTTTTAATATATTTTTCACTTCATTCGGCGTTTCCCCTAAACAAGATCTCATACTTTGTGGAATATAATTTAATTCGTTATCTAGTTTACAGCCGTAACTATCAAATTCTGTTATTACATTTTTTTGTCTTGTTAAACAACACCAATGTCCGCTATTTTTTTCAGATTCTATAAGAATAATACAGTAATCGTTATCATTTGGTAGCAATTGATCTATATTATTATAATTTTTTAGATCTGAATATTTTATAATCTTTTGCTCTACACCAGCACCTAAATACCTAACCATATCTTGGTCGCTTAACATCGTACCTAACTTTTTTTGATAATGAGAAACCATTTTGTCTTTTTGCATTTTTTTCATTCTAATATATTATATACATTTATAAAAAATAAATATATATAACAAAATTATAAATAAATAGATTTAATTAAGTATTAATCTAAAATAATAATCTTTAGCAAATATATAGAATGGTTCATTTTGAAAATTCATACCAATATGGAAAAATACAAGAAAAAAAAGTTCATCCAATAATACAAGATTTTTTTAATAGAGATATTAAGATGAATCCAGAGAGATATGCTAAATATGATTTTCAAGATGAAGAGTTCCAATATGAATTAAAAAGTAGAACAAATAAATTGAATACTTATCCTGATACGATGATTACTTTTAATAAAATTACAGATGAAAAACCGTTAATTTTATTATTTAATTATANTGATTGTTTAGCTTATATTGAATATGAAAAAGAATTGTTTTCTACATTNAGAAAAGGAATGTTCTCTCGTGCTAANATTGATATAGATGAAAAAGAACATGTGTTTATTCCAATAGAGCATCTNAAAATAATTAAACTATTTTAACAATATTCAACACATATGAATTTAGTTGAGGTGCAACTGTATCACCAGCAAAAGTAGGCAATATATAAACCACTATTTCAGAACCAGCTTCAACTGANACAAAATATGTATTAAAATTCACAAAAGGATTACCTTGTATAAGAGGTGTATTATAAGTAGCATCGGAAACTAAATTGATACCAGAAAGAGCATCAACAACATTAATAGTTAATGAATCAATTATTGTAGTATCATCATTAGCTTGAATATTTATAGAAACGCCAACTAGATAAAGACCACTATCAGTAATAGGAAAAACTTCAGTAGTGATAGTAGTTCCAGAAACTAATGGTTGAATAGTATTATCAGCAAGAGAAGCATTTCGTCCAAGAACTGTTTTATTAGGAAAATAACCAACAGAAGCAGCTGACATTATTATATATAAGAAATATATAATAATTATAAGAGAAAAAGAAAAAATTAAACTATTTTTGCTAAACTATTGTGATATACAAAAGTAGGAACAACACCAACTGCTTCACCAGAATATATTGGAATTATAGTAACATTTATTTCAGATCCAGCTGCGGAATTTAAAAAAAAAGTGCTGTTGTTATTTATAACACCATCAATTAATCTATTATATACAAAATCTGAATTAAATATTTTACCTGATGTAAGATCTTCAACAGTAATAGTGATTGATTGTAATGTTGTAGTAGGGTCAGTAGTCGTAATATTTAATGATACAGAAGTTAAATATGTTCCATCAGCAGTAATAATAAAAGGAGGTAATTCTATACCATCGCCACTAGCAGCAAATGGTATTCGTGCAGAAGGTACATGTGTATAAAAAAATCCTAAACTAGATTTATTTGATTTTTTTCCAGCAGATGCTACTGACATATTATACATTAATATAAGAAAATAATGTATGATATTTATAAAGTTAAAGTCCAAAAGCTAAAATAGTTAAAGAAAAACCATCCAAATCTTCAGCAATTACATATTGATATTCAACTACTATTGCTGTACTAATAGTAAGAGAATTATCAACAAAAACATTAACAATATTTTGAGGTGATGCACTTGAACCAACAGCACTATATGAAACTAAAATACTAATTGGAACATCAGTAAAAAAATCAGCAGGAACAGGAAAACTTGCTGTTCCACCACCAGTTCCAGCAGTTATAGTTGCTGGTTGAGATGTACCAATCCATTGTTTATACGGACCAACTACTGTTAAACCATTAGTGCAACTAAAAGTGCTAAAATTAACATTACCTGTAGCAGATAATGTATCTGCGGCAACTGAATTATTAGCTTGGAAATAACCACAAGATATGATACCTTCTACTGTAGTAGAAATAACACTTGCACCAACAAATTCATCTGCTGTTATTCCTCCAGATCCTGTAAAATTAACAGTTGTTGAAGGAGCAATTGGACTAATAGTATTAACACTAATTGATGGGGGTAAAATAAAACTTGGTATTAAAGATGAACCTTCACTAGAAGCATATGACATGTTATATTATATTTAAAGATAATAATTTAATATACTTCTAAATATTATTATATTTAATATATATATATGTCATTTCAATCAACATTAAATTCTAGTTTAGTTCCTGATTTAGCATTACCGAATGGTCTTCAATACATTGTGGATAATGATAGAAGTGATGGTTTAGCAGGTCAAATTTTAAGTTCAAATAATGGTGGAGGATTGTTGTGGATTAATGGCGGTGGATCTGGTGGAGGTAATGTTTCTACAAATACTAATAATGATTTTACTGCTAATAATACATTTTCTGATAACGGAGCAACTCAAGCAGAGTTTATAGTATCAACTGGAAAAACTATATTTACAACCCAACCACTTTTTGAAGCAGGTTTAAATGTATTAGATGGAATAGTTACTTTTCAAACACAAGTTTCTTTTGATGATATTATATTAGATAATGGTGGATCTTCTGGATTATCAGGACAAGTTCTTACAGCAGGAACTGGAGGTCAAGTTATTTGGGGTGCTGGTGGTTCTGGTGGTGGTGATGTTTATTTAGCTGGTGATAATGTTTATACTGGAACTAATCAATTTACCACTAAAGGAA